GCAATGAGATTCTACGAAGTAAGGGACTTTACAGTACCTGGTATCAATTTTAACGAAGCTGTTCCTGGTACAGACCCTGTTACTGGAAAACCACTGGGTGCTGCTCCAGCACCGGGAATTGTTGATCGTATCAAAGGTTTCTTTGGTGCTACACCACCAGCTCCAGCAAAGCCATCGGGCCCAACGGCAGTTGGATTCCAAACTAAATTGAGACAGATTGCAACAGCACTTGGCGTAGAAGCTGACCACTTGTTGAAAGTTATGAAGTTTGAAACAGCTGGCACAATGGATCCAAGTATTAAAAGTGGTAGTGGTACAGGTGCCACCGGACTAATACAGTTTATGCCCAAGATTGCAACATCGCTAGGAACAAGTACTGCACAACTTGCACAAATGTCTGCTGAACAACAGCTAGACTATGTTTATCAATTTTATAAAACCAACAAGTTGCCTCCCGGCTCCAGCTTGTCAGACATATATCTTTATACCTATATGCCAGCTGTCATGCGTACAGGTAAACCTGATACGTTTGTACTAGGTAAAAAAGGTGCCTATGGTAAAAAGATCTGGAATGTAGATCTAGGTAAGAACTGGGATAAGAACGGTGCGTTTGCAAGCGAAGCAAAAAGAAACAAACGAAACTATTTTACTGTCGGCGACGTTCGCAATGTCATCAACCGTTCCTAACTAATCTATAAATAGTTTCATGGATTTGTTAGGTAAATTATTAATCGCACCACCGTCAGTTAAGAATGGCTTTTGGCACAAGTCAGTTGTCTTTGTAACTGAACATCATCAACAAGGCAGCATTGGACTTGTTCTAAATAAACGTAGCCAAATGAGTATTGTTGAGTTCTCTGAACAGCTAAGTGTAACTATAGACCTTCCAGGTTTTGTTTACGTAGGCGGCCCAGTCAATCCAAAAAGTCTAAGCATACTGCATAGTCCAGAATGGTCCTGTTCAAATACGCTAGAAATTAACGAAGAATATAGCCTTAGTAGTAGCGCAGATATGTTGCCCAGACTAGCTGCTCGCGATACACCAAACTACTACAGAGTCTTTATGGGCATGGCTGGTTGGGCACCAAATCAACTAGCACAAGAGATCACAGGCACAGCACCATATAAACATGAAACCAGTTGGTGTTTGGCTACACCGGATTACGAAACGGTTTTTGGTAACGATCAAGCAGATCAATGGTGTAGTTCGTTGGATCTATCTGGGCAGGAATTTGCCCAAAAAATTCTACTTTAACCTATTGACATAAGTATATTATGCGTATATAATATAGATTCATTATATATTCATTGGTTGGGTCTGTAAACACAACTAAGAAAGAGGTTTAAAATGGCAGATACTTTGTTGCTTAATGCTGACGGCATGCCTGTAAGCGTACTTCCGTTGAGCACAATCACCTGGCAAGATGCTATTCGATATATGGTACTGGATAAAGGTACGGTATTGGCATGGCACGAAAATTGGATAGTTCACAGTGCCAACTGGCAAACGCCAGTGCCTAGTGTAATTATTCTGCGCGAGTATATGAAGACTAAGACTACAGTTCGATTCAGTCGAGCTAACATACACTTGCGAGATAGTGGACAATGTCAGTATTGTGGAACTAGTGTAGACCGTAAAGTTGCTACATTGGATCACGTGTTGCCAGCTTCTAAAGGCGGCAAGACTACTTGGGAAAATTGTGTAACAGCATGCGGCCCATGTAACAGTCACAAGAGTGATAAACTGCACGGATGGAAGCCACGCATTGCACCTTACAGACCCGACTACTACGAACTTGTTAACAAGCGTAAGAAACAGGAATTTCAAGTAAGGTACGAAGAATGGTTACAATATCTACAATAAAACGTTTTCTCTGGAAAATACTAGGCTTTGTCAGTTTGGGCTTGGCGTATGTCGGCGTGGTAACACCCGGCATACCTTATAGCCCATTCGTAGTCTTTGCTGCCTATTGCTTTGCCAAAGGTAGTCCAAAGATGCATGCTTGGTTATACAATCATAAACTGTTTGGCCCGTTCTTGACCAATTGGGGTGAGAAGCGGGTGTTCCCTTTGAAGATGAAATACTTTATGTTGGCTATGATGAGCACAAGTTTGATTATCATGTTTGCCACAGGAGTCAAACCAATCGGTATCATCAGTACTGCTATCTTTATGGCTTGTGTAGCCGTATGGGCTTGGCGCTATCCTAGCTCTGTTGCCGACTATGATCGTCGCATTGCTGAAGGCAAGAAAGTAGGTTGGTTTAATAGTTATATTTGAGATAAATATTTTATAAACAATTGAGGAACCCTCCATGGCAGATTTATATTCAGAAATTGGGCAAAATGCCCGCAGTACAGCCCCTAGCTCAGAAATGGGGACACCCAAGATTACTCCAGTGATCCTAAATGCTAACGGATCAACACTACCTAACGGAGAAACAGTATGGGCGCCAAACGATACTGACGAAGGAAATTATTTAATAAACAGTGAGTTCCGTGCCGCAAACAGCACTATATTTCGAGCCATTCGTGCGCTACAAGAATACGTTGAAGTTTATGAAATTGGATGTACTAGTGATAGCAGCATTCTTACAGTAATGTGTAGAGACAGCAGTATTCCTTACAATCCCGGAGACACATTTCAAAACTCTCCTAACACGATCACCATACTCGAGACAGCAGTGCGTAATGCATTATTTCCAGATGGCCAGGACGTAATCGTCGAAATTGGCCGTGTCAAGGACGACGACACAGAACTTTAATTTTGTAATCTTATTATAATCTCTTATAATCTATACAATAAAAAGGGCCTTTGGGCCCTTTTTTTGTTAAATACGAGTACTTATAGAGGTTCACGATGAAACGATTTTTAGCATTATTACTGTTAGTTCCAGTACTAGCATTTGCACAAAAAACACCGCAAGGCGCAACATACGATGCAAAGATTTTAAGAGTAACAGACGGTGACACAGTTGTTATCGCCGCTCCATTCTTGCCAGCACCTTTCAAGCCAGAGTTAGCTGTTCGCGTGTTTGGTGTAGATACTCCGGAGAAAGGCTTCCGTGCCCAGTGTCCTCAAGAAGCGCAGCGTGGCGAGGCAGCAAGTGCATTTACTAAAAATGCTATTGCACAAGCAGCAGCCGCTGGCGGCAAGTTTCAAGTAACAATGTATGGCTGGGACAAGTTTGGTGGCCGTGTACTAGGAGATATACTAGTTAATGGACAGAGTTTACGTGCCGCTTTAATTGCTAATGGCTTTGCTCGTGAATATTACGGCGAGGCAAAACAAAGTTGGTGCCAATAATGGACTACCCAGTTTATCCAGAGGACGATGGCTATGACCGTTTCAGAAATCCTTACAGCCCTGTATAATGGCCTGGCATTATTTGGATGCGGCCTTGGGGGAATTCCACTAACTATCGGAGACTTAACAGATCATGAGAGCAACTGAATTTATCACCGAAGGGTGGAGTCAAAAATATAAATCTAGTATTAACTGTAGCCATCCAAAAGGCTTCAGTCAAAAGGCACATTGCGCCGGCAAGAAGAAACACAACGAAAGTGTTGAGATGGAGCTGGTCTGTGAAGACTGTGGCATGTGTGAAACGCACGGCAATAATATGATGGAAGTTAAACAACGTCTAGATGCCAAGTGCTGGAAAGGCAAACACAAGGAAGGCACTAAAATTAAAGGTGGGATACGTGTTAACAACTGTGTACCTAATGAAAGTGTAGATCCTAATCAACTGTTTGATATCATTGAAGAAATGGTGGAAGCACTTGCAGAAGCACATGGTGTTGATGCAGAAGTTATTTGGGAAGACTTTGAATCAGTAGATGATCACGAATTACTAGACGAATCAGCAGCTTGGCGCCGTAGTGCAGGTAAGAGTAAGAAAGGCGGACTAAACGCTAAAGGTGTTGCCAGCTATCGCAGAGAGAATCCAGGCAGCAAACTACAAATGGCCGTAACAACAAAGCCTAGCAAGTTAAAGAAAGGCAGTAAAGCAGCCAAGCGCCGCAAATCATTCTGTGCAAGAATGGGCGGTGTAAAAGGCCCAATGAAAAAGCCTAATGGTAAACCTACCCGCAAGGCTCTAGCTCTACGTAAATGGAATTGCTGATGCGAGCAAAAGAATTTATAGTCGAAAGAAAGAATCGTAAACGCAAGGGCAGGCACGCAGCTTATGGTCCTGGGCCTTATGGTGGATATGGTTATGCTGTTGGTTATAGTGGCGAAGGTGGTGACGGCGGTGGTATAGGTGAAGACCAAAGCGACTATGAAATACATAACTATGATAAGTTAGACAAGATATTATCTAAGTTGTGTGCAATGATTGTAAAAGGCAAACAAGACCGTCCTGAATACTATGGTATGGTTGCAGCCGCAGTGTTGGATCCAGATAATCAAATTGTTGCCAAGAATAAACCGTCCAGGTCGAGATGGTAAACGCATCCATGCTGAGCACGCCGCAATGCTAGACTACACAAGCAAATACGGACCTATTCCAGAAGGCAGTATAATAATAACAACACTAAGTCCATGCAACGAACATATGGATGAGCGGGACGGAGCCAGTTGCACCGAACTTATAAACAATAGCACTGTTAAGAAAGTCTATTGCGGTTATATGGATCCTACGCAAGACGATGACACTAGACAGTTTAATCTAATGGAAACTGCTGACAAAGGAATCCGCAATCAATGCAAACAGTTTGCAGATACATTCTTAGACGATGTTGAAGAAGATTATGATCCAAACGGTCCGCCAACAGGTCCTGAGTTTAAACCTACTATGCCCGCAGGCACTGTTAGAGTAGATGTCAGTGATGTATATGATTGGTATAAGTTAGGCAAAAGCATTAGCAATTTAAAACAAGCTAAAGCCAGCGACTTCGGCAAAGGACCTCCAAGCACTATTATGGCATTTGGTAGCGAGGAAGAAGAACACAAGTATATTGATGCTTTGAAGAAATTAGGTTTAACTACAACGGACATTGATCCGTTAGATCCTAAACAACCTAAAAGTATGCCAAGACAAAAGGTTGATCCAACATACAATGTAGGAGAAAACTTTGCAGATGGTAAGAACCCGCAAGACAAAGGTGATGCTAAACGTCACGGTATTAATACTAAAGCCAGTGTAAGTAGCCTGCGCAAGACTGCTAAACAAGGTGGCCGCAAAGGACAACTAGCACACTGGCTGGCTAACATGAAATCAGGAAGAAACAAATGAAAAAACTATTAGTAGTATTTGTATTTCTAAGTTTAACAGGGTGTGCAAGCATACTGGAATATATTCCAAGTCGATGGGATGTTAATCAAGCTAAGGTTATTACAGACATACAACAACAAGCACGTAGGTTCGATTGCAAAGGCGATCAAGCAGCACAGATTAATGAATTAGCTAAGAGTGTGGAATGGTTTGATATCTATGCTAAGACCAAACCAACTAGGGACATCGCTAAACTAACTGGCACAATGGATAAAACCATACAAGAATACCAAGAGCGTTTAAAGATTGCGCCGGTAAGTCCGTTATACTGTGAAATTAAAAAGAAAATTATACAACAACAAGCTGATATCTTAGCTGGATCAGTACAAGGGAGATTCTAATGAGCGTATTATCAGAATTAATGACAAGTGGTAACCGCTGGGCCGCGGAACGTGCCCAGTATGCATTGGAAGTACATGAAGCTGTGGGTGCAGGACAATTAAGCCCTAGCGAAGCTAAAGAGATCTTACAAGATTTAATCAGCACAGAGAAATTAGAAGAAGAAGCTGCCGACCAGCAAGCTAGAGCAGCACTAGTCTTTGGTGTTACACAACTAATCAGTTTGTATTAAACAACTTAGTTAGTGCCTCGACTAAGTCTTCGATCATTCCATCATCATGAAACGGAGTAGGTGCAAATCGCAACCGCTCCGTTCCCACATCGACTGTTGGATAGTTGATTGCTTGTACGTAAATGTTATAGTCGTTTAACAGCGCATCGCTCATTGCCTTGGCACGTTTAGCATCTCCAACAAACACAGGCACAATGTGACTAGTGCTACACTCCATAACAGGAATGCCAGCAGCAGTTAATCTATCTTTTAACTTACTAGCACGTTCCTGATGCTTCTCACGTATCTCATTATGATCTTTAAGATACTTAACAGCAGCCATTGCTCCTGCACAACTTACAGGACTCATTGATGTTGTAAAGATAAAACCAGCGGCAACTGATCTAATAGCATCGGCTACAATCTTATCACAAGCAATGTAACCTCCTTGAACTCCATAGGCCTTTCCCAAGGTTCCGTTGACTATGTCAATCTTGTCTTCAAGCCCAAGTTCTTCTACTTTGCCGCCGCCAGTTTTACCGTACAATCCTACTGCATGAACTTCATCAATGTAAGTTATAGCTTTATACTTGTCAGCTAGTTTGCATATCTCTTTGATATGTCCTACATCCCCGTCCATGCTGTACACACTTTCGAATACTACGCAAGGCGTCTTGCCCTGCGCAAAACTAATCTTAAGTTTCTGTTCTAGATCTTCTAAGTCGTTGTGTTTGAAGATAACTTTGTTAGCACGGCTATGTTGAATACCCACAATAATACTGTTAT